AAGGCCGACTCAACTGGCAATCAACAAAGCTATGCGACAGGATGGAACAATGAAAACAACTACTTCATGGATAAAGGCAACATTGCCCAACACTTTTGCGAGGGTGGTTGGGCTGGCCAGCTCACCACTTTTGTTGGTGTTGTATCTAGTGACGGCACTGAGCTGGATCCTGCTTTGCTTTTCCATCCTGGCTACATTGCTCCTAGTCCTATCAGTCCCACTCCTAGCCCTGAAACTGCACCAGAAACTGAGCAAGTCCAACGCACCGAGGATGTGAGTCGAGATGTTGAAAGAACCGAAACAGTTGAACGCACAGAGGATGTGGCTCGCACTGAGGAAGTTGTCAGAGAGCCTGAGCCAGTGGCTCCGGTGGCTCCCATAGAGCCAGAGCCAACCCCTGAACCTACCCCTACACCCACCCCAGAACCAGAGCCTAGTCCCACAAGCCCTGTGAGGCCTGTAGAGCCAACAAAGCCCCCAGAGGTCATAACACCTACCCCAGAGCCTACTGAGGCTCCTACGAGCCCTACAGAGCCGACAATTCCGAGCGAGCCTACGCCTGAGGCTATTTTGCCAGAGGAAACAATAAGCATTGAACTAGCGTTAGAGGCAGTCGGTAAACTTGTAGATAACCTACGCTCAATCGGGTCGGATCTAAGTCCAGAAGTACGAGAACAGGCACAGCAAGTAATTGTTGCCTCTGTGATTGTCACCCAGGTCGCATTAGCAGGTAGGAAACCTTGAGGTTTATCAAAGACCAACTAGAACAAGCTTGGACCATTGTTGGTCTAGCTATCGCTTGGGTCGTACTCGAAGGCACAGCTAAAGACTTTGCAGGTTGGGCCATCCTTATTACTATCGCCCTTTGGGCAGCAACTTACCCTCTACGAAAGGACTGACCTATGTGGTTAGACATTGCACGCAGAACCCTAGCTGTAATCATCTTGAAGGTCACAGGCATCTTTGTCGGTGGAGCAGTTATCGGTCTTGAGGTAGCTCAGGCAGTAGCAATGGCAGCCTTCGCTGGAATCATAGATGTAGCACAGGAGCTATCTCGCTCATACCTAGCAGACGGCCAGATTGACGCTGACGAGATCAACAAGTCTTTTGGCAAGATTGCCGATAAGACTGACAAAAAGGGCTAACCCCTTAGCTTCTGTCTTTCATCGGCAGTAGTGCCACCCCAGATGCCTACCATGTGGGCTGATAGGGCATAGTCAAAGCACCTTGCCTTTACAGTACAGTCATTGCAGACTTCCTTAGCTACAGCAATCAGCTTTTTACGCAGGTACAAGTCTGGCTCATCCTCTGGGAAAAAGCACTCTGGCAACTGGCTACATTGAACACCCCCATTTTCAGTTATGGCGTGTTGAAGCTCAATGTATTTTCTTTCGAGTTGTCTTGTCATAGGGTCAACTTAGACTAATCTCAAGCTAAATGGCAAATCCACGCCGAGAGAGTTAGCGTGGATTGCCGGACAAGATGAAAGAGAGGGAACACCTTGCCAGTATCAAAACTACCAAGCGAAACCAACCAGTTGCTTGAGGCAACCCTGCTAGGGGACTTTGCCAATGGCAGTCCTGAGTGGCATGAGCTACGCAATGAGCCAGGTGCAATCGGTGGCAGTGACATCGCCGCTTGTGGAGGGCTATCAAGTTGGACCTCACCCATAACTTTATGGGCTAAGAAAACAGGACAGATACCTGATGAGGTCACACCTAACATGAGCATGAAGCTCGGCACAATTCTTGAGGAACCAATTCTGCAACTGTTTGCAGACGAGCATCCTGAGCTAGAGATCTTGACAACAGGAACTTGGGCAAACAAAACCTACCCTTGGATGAGAGCAAACCCAGACGGACTTTACAAAACCGCTGATGGTGAGTGGGGCATTGTTGAGGTCAAGTTCTCTCGTGACTACTGGACACAAGTGCCACAGAGCTATCGGGCACAAGTGCTTTGGTACATGAAGGTGTTTGGCATTAGACAGGCAAAGCTTGTAGCACTTGCTGGGTCAAGCTATCAAGAGTATGACATTGAGTGGGATGAGTTTGAGGCAGATACTTTGTTTGATGCTGCTGTTAGATTCCGGCAAGCTTGCCTTGACTTCAAGATGCCTGACTGGGATGGTAGCAACTCAACACTTGAAACTGTCAGAGCCTTGAACCCTAACATTGAGGATGGCGAGGTTGACCTAGATGAGCTTGGTGTGCATTACTTCAACGCTGTGACAGATGCCGAGTCAGCTAACACTAAATTGACTGAGCTAAAGAGCAGAGTAATCAAAGCAATGGAAGGTAAAAAGCGAGGGCTAGTTTATGGGGACCACCTGATTAGCCTGAGATCAAGAGCTGGTGGGATGCCTTACTTGCACCACGAGAAGGCAAAATGAAAGCCTTTAGCCAAGAGCTTTACGACACCGATGACAAGGCTAAACACCTCATCATTGGCTACCTAGAATCAAACGGCTGGGATGCTTGGGTCAACCCTGACAAGTACGGCATTGACCTACTGGCACTTGACCCTAATGGCATTGAGTACCAGGTAGAAGTAGAGGTCAAGCACAACTGGACAGGGGACAGATTCCCTTACCCAACACTGCACTTTTCTGAGCGTAAGCAAAAGTTTATTGACGGCCAGAGGATGACCTTGTTTATGACTATCAACCACGATTTGACTCAGGCCCTAGTTGCTTTTGAGCAGGAATTGTCAGAGGCTCGGACTATCGTAAAAGACACAAGCTACACAAAACAAGAAAAGTTTTTAGAGGTCAGTGCACATAGCTGTCAGCTAATCACACTACAGAAGGGCAAGTAAATGGCACAGAACTACAAGGGTCCATTGGACTACATAGATGTTGCAACACGCATTGTTGAGTTTAGGGAGAAGTTTCCACAAGGCTCACTACAACAGGTCAAGTATGAGTTTGTAGTGGTCAACAACAAGAGCTGGATTGTTTACACAGCAGCCGCTTATCGCACACCAGATGATGAGCGACCTGGCATTGGCACAGCTTGGGAGCCTATCCCTGGTCCGACAAACTTTACAAGAGATAGTGAAGTGCAAAACGCTGAAACTGCTGCATGGGGTAGAGCGATGGTTGCTGCCTTAGCTGTTGACACTAAAAAGGGCATTGCCTCATCTGAGGAAGTACGCAACCGACAGGTCAAAAGCTCTGCAAGCTCTAAAGACTGGATTGCAATGGCTACGGATCTAGGCAATGACATCGAGGGGCTACGATTGCTTTATAGCCAAGCCAAGACTGCTAATGCAGCACCGGCAACTCTCGCAAAGATACAGGAACTAGCAGTTGGACCGACAAGCACAGAGGATACTACTGACCTCAATAGTTGAGCTTCAAGAGTGTCTGCAACAGCAGTTTGACCGAGGTGAGCTTGACCTTGTATCAGAGCTGTGGCAACTACAAAGAGAGAGAGCGAGAAGGCTAAGAGATGGAAATTATTACACCGAGCCACATAGTCCAGGAACTCCAACGCATAACATCGGAGATGGACAAGGGGGCTAATGCCCTCTATGACGCTGAGTGCAAAATGGCAGATGCTGAGGCTGCTTATGACAAGGCAGTATCTTTAGCCTTTATCAACAACGCTGGGACTGTTGCAGACCGGCAAGCTGTGGCTAAGTTGCAAGCAGTAGAGGAAAAGCTAAAGGCTGATCTAGCCAAAGCTGAATACAACAGGGTCCGAACCAAGCTAAAAACCCTCTCAGACCAAGCCACAATCATGGCTGTAATCAGCAAAAATGTCGAAATACAGTGGAAACACGCCTAGCTGGTAGCCTACTTGGGTGATTGCCGAAACCTGTAGCTGTGGGGCTAAGTTCAAGACTGACGAGCCTAATCCCATTGTGCTAGTCAGAGAATGGCGAAGGAAACACACTTGCCAGGACAGTGCAGATGAGTTGCGTGACATCGAAACAACAAGCACCATCGGATTTAGTGCAGACTACAAAGGCACAGGCCTAGACATCCCTGCTAAAGAGTACGACCCTTGGGGCGATGATGAATAAAAAGAGCTTTCAGAAGTTCCTAGATCGTGACAAGTGTTGCTCGCACTGTGGCACTACAGATGACACGCTTATCCCTCAGCACCGAAAGAATCGGGGCATGGGGGGCAGTAAAGACCTAGACAGACCTAGCAACATCATTGTGCTTTGCTCAGAGGCTAACGGCTTGCTTGAGTCAAACAGCAAGTTTGCCGAGCTGGGCAGGAAGTTTGGCTGGAAGCTAGAGAGATGGCAAGAGCCTGAAAGCACCCCTGTTTACATGGGCAACGGCTGGTTCCTGCTGGACAACGATTACAACACGCACAGGGTAGAGCATGACATCGAATACTTTTAGGGTGCTAAGGTAAAACCATAACTAAATAAAAGGCCCCCCTGAGATAACTCAGAAGGGCCGATACCAACAACTGGACTGTTGGCATCCCTACTAATCATAGTGTGCCAACTCATTAGAGAAAGGCACATTTTATGTTTAACTGGGAGAACAAAACACTCGCCGAGGTACTAGCAATGTACGGCGGCAACATCTTTATGGCAGAGATGGATTACCGAGCTATGGGCTTGACCCCTGGCGATTGGGTAATGCTAGTCAAAGAGGGCTACGATAACAGAGTCGTAAGCCCAACAGTAATGATGCTGATGGCTGAGAGAGCAGAAGCGTCATGCCTCTAATTCGAGGGCACCACACCTTTGATGACCACTTCACCCAGATACCTAACGACTGGGTAAGGGATTCTCGATTGACCCTAAAAGCCATTGGGCTACTAACGCAACTAATGAGCCACCGACCTGGTTGGAACATGAGCATTAGCAGCTTGGCAAGGTTCAACAAGACCGGAGTGGACACAATCAAATCGGCAGTCAAAGAGCTTGAACTCTATGGCTACTTAACTAGATCAGGTAAGCAAGAACACAACGATGACGGAACCTTTGCCGACTTTGTTTGGACTACTGCTGACCCCTTCCAAAACCCCGATACGGTGAAACCCGTTAGCGGTAAACAGGACACAAAGAACACTATTACTAAAGAACAACAACCTATAAAGAATAAACAAGAGAATACTGTTGATGATTCTTTTGATACATTCTGGTTGCTTTACCCTAAACGAATAGCTAAAGCCGATGCCCTAAAAGCATGGAAGCAAGCAACAAAGAAAAAAACCGCTGATGAGCTGATTGCACTCACCAAGGCCTATTCGGAAAGTAAGCTACCCGACATGACCTACATTCCCTACCCAGCATCCTGGCTCAACAAAGGACTCTACGAAGCAGTAGAGAACGATAAACCTGCACCGGCAAGCAAACCTATCTTTGGCAGAATCAAGTGAGTGAGTTCG